CTTTAAAATGGCTGGTGGTATCTTTACCAAGCTATCAAAGATGAGGAGACTACCACCTATGCACACAATCAAGTCAGGTACACAAGAACGCAGTCTGCCTAATGGCAACAGCTTCTTCCTGCCTGAGTTGGAGTTGGATATAACTAACTCGTTAGACTTGGATGCACCAGCACAAGAAACTCTTACAAACTTCTTGGCTTGGATTGCAAACTATAACGAGTACATATCTAACTCATGGAATGAAAACGTAAGTAAACACGAGGACATTCCTTTTGGTGATGTGGATGACATCATTGATGCAGACATAGAAGAGTTTGCATGATTAATCATCCAGCAGAACTAAAGATACATCAGTATCTGGAGAACGCAGCCAATGGTAAGTCGGAGATGTCTGACGAAACCATTGACCGTGTTGCCTCAGATATTGCTGATGCATTGAAACGACAGTTTGGTTCTGGCAATAAACGTGGTGGTTTTAGGTTAAGGATGTCCAACATTGGACGTGCTACTTGCCAACTTTGGTTTGATAAAAATAAACCAGAAAAGGCATTGCCTAAACCCACTACATTTATAATGAACATGATGATAGGAGACATAGTTGAAGCAGTGTTTAAGGGTGTTCTTAAAGAGGCTGACGTAGCCTTTAAAGATACAGACAAAGTTAGCCTTGCAGTAGGAGACATTGATGATACCTATGTCTCTGGATCTTATGATCTTATTGTAGATGGGGCAGTAGATGATATTAAATCTGCATCCGATTACAGTTATAAATATAAGTTCGACTCATACGAGTCACTAGAAAACAGTGATCCGTTTGGTTATATAAGTCAGCTTGCAGGTTATGCACGTGCCGCAGGTAAAAAACTTGGTGGCTGGTGGGTAATCAACAAGGCAAGTGGGCAGTTTAAATATGTCAAGGCAAAAACAGATGTACCTAGACAGATAAATAAAATAAGAGATACGGTTGAAACATTAACTAAAAATAATTTCAGTCGGTGTTTTTCCCCTATACCTGAAACGTTCAGGGGGAAAACAACGGGCAACTATATACTTAACGATAGTTGTAAATTCTGCGACTATAGGTTTGAATGTTGGTCTACCCTTAAAGAGTTACCCTCTAAGGTATCAAAGGCTAAAGTGCCACCTATTGTGCAGTACGTAGAAAGAACTGAGGCATGAATCATAAACAGTTCAAAGCTGCCATGAAGCAGGGGTATAGAAGTGGTCTTGAGATTAAAGTCAAAGACTTTTTGAGAGAACATAAGATACCTATCAAGTACGAGTGCTTAAAGATTGAGTGGGAAGACTTGATGTATCGTACCTATACTCCTGACTTTATTTTGCCCAACGGTATTATCGTTGAAGTTAAAGGCAGATTTACTGCAGATGACAGACGTAAACATACGTGTATCAAGAAACAACATCCCAAGCTGGATATACGTTTCGTATTTGAGAGTAGTAGACGCAAGCTCAGTAAGGGTGCAAAGACTACGTATGCCCAATGGTGTGAACGTAATAAGTTTATGTATGGTGATCGTGTAATACCGCAAGAGTGGCTAAAGGAGAAGGGGAAGAACATGCATCCAGAGTTTATCCAGTTTCCTTTAAAGAAAGTAAAGAGAGGTTAATATGGGTACAGTATTTCAACAGTTTGATGATAACGATATATTAATACGACTATCCCCATTCCTTGATGATAGGGGAGAGTGGACGGGAGAACTGCTAGTAGGCATTGCAAGCTCAGAGGATAATGATTTAACAGAAAACGATTACTTTCATGTTATGCAACTAGGCTCTATGCTATGTGCAGCCGTACCGTTAATGGAAGAAAGTGAATCGTTTAGAAAAATGCTTTACGAGTATACACAAAATGTGTTAGAAGAAGAGAAGAAAGGCAACAAGAAAAAGAAAAAAGTAGTAGAGAAACATGACAACATAATAAAGGTAAACTTTTAGAAGGAGATACGAATGCTAGACAACGTAAACAATCCAAAACATTATAACCAAGCTGGTATTGAGTGCATTGATGCCATTCGTGCAGCCACTGGTGACGGTTTTGAATACTATCTACAGGGCAATATACTAAAGTATTTGTGGAGATATCGGTACAAGAATGGGGTAGAAGACCTCAAGAAAGCACAATGGTATCTCAAGCTATTGATTGAGGAACAAGATGAGAGTAAAAATATTTCTTACAATAGAACTGGATGAAGAGGATTACCCAATACCTGTAGATGGTATGGTAGAGGAAGATGTGGACGAGACTGTACGTAATCTTATCCACGATGTAGATGGTATGATCGTCAAGTCTTTAAAAATTATAGTGGAGTAAAAAATAATGATAGAAAAACCGACAGAAACCTATGGCCCAACACTAAATATCTCTGAGGAGATACATTCCATGAAGTATCGTGGAACAAACGAGTCGTTTAAAGAAGCTATGGCACGTGTAGCTGAAGCATTAAAAGATGATGAAGCACACTTTTTAAACTTCAAGAGTATTCTGTACAATCAAAGGTTCCTACCTGCTGGACGTGTACAGTCAGCAATGGGAGCACCTAGACGGGTAACACCTTACAATTGTTTTGTATCTAGTAAAATAAAAGATAGCATGAAGGGCATTATGGAAGCCGCCACGAGGGCCGCAGAGACTATGAGGCTTGGCGGTGGTATCGGATACGACTTTTCTACGTTACGTCCACGAGGGGCTATGATACGTAGCCTAGAGAGCAAATCCTCTGGCCCTATATCTTTTATGAATGTGTTTGATGCAGTGTGTGGCACAATTTCAAGTGCAGGGCATAGACGTGGAGCACAGATGGGTGTGCTACGTGTAGACCATCCCGACATTGAGGAGTTTGTACGGGCAAAGAACAACAGCACTGACCTAACTAACTTCAATGTGTCGGTAGGTATTACAGATAAGTTTATGGAAGCTGTAAAAACAGACAGTGACTTTGACCTAGTATTTGAGGGCTTGGTATATAATACCATTAGTGCTCGTGCATTATGGGATGACATCCTCAGAAGCACATGGGATTGGGCAGAACCTGGGATTCTATTTATAGATAGAATAAATAAAAAGAATAACCTGAGTTACTGCGAGACTATTGCAGCTACCAATCCATGTGGGGAGCAACCCTTGCCACCCAATGGTGCATGTTTACTTGGCTCATTCAACTTGACTAAATACATTGTCAAGATAAATGACAAGTACGTGTTTAATACTAATCAGTTACGTAACGACACTACCCATGTTGTTCGTGCTATGGACAATGTAGTGGATCGTGCGGTGTATCCACTAGAAGAACAAGAGCTTGAGGCTAAGTCAAAACGCCGCATGGGGTTAGGTGTAACAGGTGTAGCCAATGCAATAGAGGCACTTGGTTTTGAGTATGGATCATCTGGATTTATTACACAGTTAGAAATGATAATGGAGACACTACGTGATACAGCATATAAAACTTCTATTTCTTTGGCTTTGGAGAAAGGCCCGTTCCCTCTGTTCGATCAGAGGTACTTGGATTCCGATTTTGCAAAAACTTTACCAGACGATATACGGCAGGATATTTCTCAGTATGGTATTCGTAATAGCCATTTATTATCTGTGGCCCCAACAGGAACTATCAGTCTCTCCGCAGATAATGTCTCCAGTGGGATCGAACCTGTCTTCTCCTATTATTACGACAGAACCATTATCACCTTCGATGGACCCAAGACAGAACGAGT